TGGTTAAATTTGTAATGAGTATCAATAATGCCTATAAACAGAGGGCGTAAGTCCGCAGAGGAAATCGCGATTGAACAAATCGCAGATGTTGTTCGTCCTGAGCCGCCAAAGAATTTAGATGATGATGAAGCGAAGGTGTGGCGTGAAGTTGTAGACCGTATGCCGCCAAATTGGTTTCCTCGAGAGACGCACGGATTGTTAGCGCAGTATTGTAAGCATGAAGCGGCGGTAGTTTTCATCGATAAGATTATGACGAAGATTAAACGCGCGGCGGTGCCTGATCTGAAGCTGTGGAATAAGATGTCGCGTGAAAGACGATTAGAGTCTAAAATGATCATGCTGCTGGCAACGAAGATGCGGCTATCGCAGCAATCGAGTTATAACAAGGGTACTGCTGGTACTGCTAAGGTCCGGGCAACAGAAAATAAATCTCGGACTATGTGGGAGTGATTAACGTTAATGCCGAAGCTTGAGCGAGAGGTTAAAGTTGATCCGCCACCGAAGAAAGTCACTGGCGAGAGGGTAATCAGGTTTATTGAAACGTACTGCCGTATTCCTGAGGGGAAGAAAGTCGGACAGGTTGTCAAGCTCGAGACCTGGCAGAAGAAAGAAATCTGTCGCATTTATGACAACAAGCATGGTACCCGCCGTGCTATCTTAAGTTTCCCTCGCAAGAATGCTAAGACTAGCCTATCCGCGTTCCTGCTGCTGAACCATTTGTGCGGACCGAGCCATCAGCGCAATTCGCAACTCTATTCCGCTGCGCAATCGCGTGACCAAGCCGGTGTGATCTTTTCGCTGGCGTCGAAGATCGTGCGGTTGTCGCCAGAACTACGAGACGTGGTTACCATTAGAGACACCGCCAAGGAATTACTTTTTGTCGAACATGGTACCAAGTATCGAGCGTTGTCGGCGGAAGCCTCCACCGCGTTTGGTCTCTCGCCAAGTTTTATTGTACATGACGAGTTGGGGCAAGTGCGTGGTCCTCGATCTTCGTTATACGAAGCCTTGGAAACTGCCACAGGTGCTCAAGAAGATCCCCTCAGCATCATCATTTCCACACAGGCACCTTCGGACAATGATTTGTTATCTATCTTGATCGACGATGCGCTTGCTGGCCACGATCCGCGAACGATCGTAAGTTTGTATACTGCTCCTAAGGATGCTGACCCGTTCGACGAAAAGACGATTAAGAAAGCCAATCCTGCGTTTGGGTCGTTTTTAAATAAGACTGAAGTGCTTTCGATGGCGGAAGATGCGCGGCGGATGCCTGCGCGGGAAGCCGAGTACCGAAACCTGGTGCTCAATCAACGTGTCGAGATTAACAACCCTTTCGTTACTCAATCGGTTTGGCAAACTTGCGGTGCGTCTCCTCAACCTTTGGATGGACTTGTTGTTTACGGCGGTTTAGATCTCTCTTCCGTCGCAGACTTGACCGCTCTTGTACTCATCGGCAAGAAAGATCGGGTCTGGCAAGTCCATCCAACTTTTTGGTTGCCAGAATTTGGACTACGGGAAAAGTCTCAGAAGGATCGAGTGCCGTACGATAAGTGGCAGCAGGAAGGCTTCTTGCAGACTACTGCAGGCAACACAGTGTCGTACGAGTACGTTGCGCAATATCTTTTTGATATCTTCGGTCGATATCAAATTCACAAGCTCGGTTTCGATCGTTGGAATATGAAGCACTTTACTCCATGGTTGATTAAAGCTGGTTTCAGTGAGCAAAAAATCGAGGAAGTATTTTTCGAATTTGGTCAAGGTACTGAGTCTATGTCACCTGCGCTCCACGATCTAGAGGGAGCGATCAAGGAAAAGCAATTGGCCCATGGCAATCATCCTGTTCTGGCTATGTGTGCTGCTTGTGCTATTGTTGACTCGAAGGATGATGCGAACCGTAAACTTTCTAAGAATAAATCGACCGGACGAATAGACGGTTTAGTGGCGTTGACGATGGCATTAGGAGTGGCAGGACAGTACGCCGAGAACGTAGACGCGAGCACCTTGATCTTCTGAGGACCCCATATGGAATGGGTTGTCACTTACAAGATTATAGAGCAGGATTACGACAATTGGGGTGTCGCTGAATTCTTTCGCGGCAGTGAACAAGAGTGCAAGCGTATCGGACAACACTTCGCTGGTGGTGAACACGATCTTGTTAAGACTATTCCTTGGACGGTGGTAGTCGGTCCTGCTGCAGACTGGGATCGATTTTTATCTGATGCGGAGGATATCGCATGATGTCGCTCGGCGGAATACTGTTAGGAATTATCAATATCGCAATCACTGTTGCGATCTTGGTGCTGGTTGGATTGGTTATTATGTGGCTGATGGGCTGGTTAGGTTTCCCTATTCCGGCCAACATCCAGAAGGTGTTCATGATTATTGTTGCGCTCATAGCTCTTGCCATGCTGGTGGCGCTGCTGCTAGGCGCACCGCTTCCCTTTCACGTCGTCGGTACGAGATGAAGACTACGACTTAGAACTTAAACCAACGCCAGATATCATAGTGCCAGAACGCCGATGACGCCAGATCCAATTGTCCTCGTTGCAGGATTGAACCAGAATTGTGAATTAATTCGTGCTGAGGATAAAGTCATCTCTGTCGATATGACGGGATATGACTTAGCAGCGGCAACGAGCCTCCGCTGGTGGTTGGCTACCTCGCCTTACGCAGTCAATTCGCTTATCGATAAGGACTTGACTGCCGGTATCGCTGTGAGTGGCGTAAAGGCAGACATAACGATCGCTGGTACGGATACCGCAGCGATCGCCCCAGAGATCTACTACCAAGAATTACGGATCGTGCTGGCTGACGGTTCTACCAAGGTTGCCATGTCCGGCAACATCGTCGTTCGGATGTCACTTAACGTGGAGGTTACCCCATGACGCTTTCGATCGTTGACGGACCAACCATCTTGGCAGGTGAGTCGCTTTCCGATGGTGCGGATTGCTCCGGCGGCAACCTGCTGCGTATCACAGTGCCGCAGGAGTATACCAAAGGCAATATGACGTTTCAGGTATCGGCGGATGGCAATGGGTATAACGATCTCTACGATGTGGACGGTGATGAGATCACTATCTCTGCCAGCCCTGATACTACCATCGTGGTCCGAGAGGAATGGACCAAGTCATTCAATTTCATAAAGCTGCGATCTGGCACTCGGCAGCATCCGGTGCAGCAGGAGGTCGATTGCAAGTTTGCTCTTGCAGTTGAAATCGCATGAAGGTTCGTACCGTCTTAGAACCAGAAGACGACGAGTCCTACGAGGACTTCATGGATCGTTGCGGCGATGAGCTCGATGACGATGCTTGCCAAATTCTCTGGGATGATCGAGCCGCTAAAGGTGTAGTTCATCGTACCCATGCCGCTGAAGTGCAAGGCATGGAATTCGTGATGTCCGATGAAACCCAGGATCGCATGCAAGATGTCATCATGTCGGATGGCTGGGATCTGGCAAACTTCAAGCGCAATCCTATTGCGTTGTTCGGTCACCGCAGTGACTTCCCGATTGGTAAGTGGAGTAATCTGCGGGTTGAGAATAAGCAACTCAAGGGTCACCTGGAGTTGGCACCAGAAGGTACTTCAGATCGCATTGACGAGATCCGGCGATTGATTGCAGCCGGAATTCTTAAGGCAGTGTCGGTAGGTTTCCGCCCGACCGAGAAGAAGCTTCTTGATGAGGATGCCGATAAGTACTGGGGTCCATTCCGGTTCCTTAAACAGGAGCTCGTGGAGACTTCACTGGTGTCGGTGCCTGCCAATCCTAATGCCTTGGCGGTTGCCAAGTCGCTCAGAATTTCCCCCGCAACACTGGACATGGTCTTTGCCAAGCAAGGCAATAAAGATCCTGTTGAGCGTCGCAGGTTCATCGGCAAGCAAGCCGTTATGAGTAATGCTAGACAGGGAGTAGTGACTATGTCACTCTCGCAACGTGTTCAAGACGCTGAGAAGCGCCTGACGGAGTGCAAAGATGCACTCAATGCACTGTTAGAGAAGGTCGATGACAGCAATGTCAGTGATGACCAACTCGAGCAAATCACTAAGTTGAATGCCGATATTGCCAAGGAGGAACGCAGCCTAGGCGTGCTGCGTGAGTCTGAGCGGCATCTGGCTGCGACTGCTGAGGCTCCGGGGCGTGCGATCGTTCCGGCAGCAGCGGTGCTGCCGACGGCAAAGGGGAGCACTGCCTTCACGCAACAGCCTCGGCCATTTGGCATGGCTCCGAAGAAACTTGCTCCACTCGACTTGTTAGTGCGTGCGGGTACCGTGCAATTGTTCTCGCATCTCCACAAAAAGCCGGTGGATGAAATTCGTCGTACCATCTATGGCGACGATGAGCAAACTCGTGTGGTTACTGAATGGGCGGTGCGAGCCGCTTCTGCACCAGCTATGACTACGGTAGTTGGCTGGGCGGCGGAGCTCGTTCAACAGATCGTTGTTGCGTTCATGGAAACGCTGATGCCGAAGTCAGTATTTCCGCGACTGTCAGCAGCCGGTTTGTCATTGACGTTCGGAACGAATGGCAAGATCATCATTCCGACTCGTGCACGTACCCCAACGATTGCCGGCTCGTTTGTTGGTGAAGGGTTGCCTATTCCGGTTCGTCAGGGTTTGTTCACTTCGCAGACCTTGACGCCAAAGAAGATGGCAGTCATCACGACCTGGACGCGGGAAATCAGTGAACATTCCGTTCCTGCTATCGAGGGACTGTTGCGGAATGCCATTGGTGAAGATACTGCCGTCTCGCTCGACGCAGTGTTACTTGATGCTAATCCGGCAACGCTCGTTCGTCCTGCTGGTATTCTCAACGGTGTTGCTGGACTCACGCCAACGGCTGGCGGTGGTTTCAACGCTCTCGTTGGTGACATCAAGCAAATCAGCGGTGCGCTGCTCACTGGCACTGCTGGTAACGTACGCAATCCAGTTTGGCTGATGAACCCGCAACAGTTGAATAGTGCGGGTTTGATTGCCATGCCGGGTGTTGGGGTTTTCCCGTTCCGTGACGAAATCAGTTCTGGCCGTCTTGGCGGCTGGCCGATTATCGATGCGGGTACGGTGCCGATGGGTACCGTCATTGCCATGGATGCTGCGGACTATGTCAGCGTCTCTGGTGATGCCCCGCGATTTGAGGTCAGCGATCAGGCAACCCTTCACATGGAGGACACTTCGCCGACTGATCTCACCACAGCGGGTACTCCAGCCGTTGCGGCGTTCCCGATGAAGTCTATGTTCCAGACTGACTCGTTGGCGCTGCGGTTGATCCTGCCGGTTAACTGGACCATTCGTCGTACAGGAACTGTTGCATGGGTGGCCGGAGTTACCTGGTAGCCTGGGTACTTTCCATTGTTGGTAATATAGTGCATGGTGCTCTCCTTAGAAAATAGGAGAGCACCTATGTCACAGTCACTAGTCGGCCAACGTTTTGGAAAGTTGATAGCCCTGAAAGAGGTTTTGCGTATTAAGAATCGACGAGCTTTTAAATTTCAATGCGATTGTGGAATAAAGTGTGTCAAGCATTTGAGTGCAGTTGTTGCAGGACGTACACGATCGTGTGGATGTTTGAAACGTGAAAATATTGGAGATAGAACGCGAACGCATGGTATGTCAACGACACCAACTTATAAAACCTGGTGTGGGATGCGTAAGCGATGCTATAGCCAAAATAGTAAGTCCTACGCTGATTACGGTGGACGTGGTATTAGGGTTTGTAAGCGGTGGCAGAAGTTTGTAAACTTTCTTGCGGATATGGGAGAGCGTCCGACACTGGAGCATGAAATTTCGCGTATCAATAACAATAAAGGGTATCAACCCGGTAATTGTGAGTGGACGATTGATGGTGTTGCGCAGACTAGAAATAGACGAAAACAGAAATATCATTCAAACCGTGGGAAGGCAACTAGCCGATTTCGTGGTGTTGACTTGTGGGCAGGTAAACTCTGGCGAGCTCGCATTGCATTAAGAGGGAAAGTTAAGTACCTTGGTACTTTTAGAAAAGAAACGGAAGCTGCTCGAACTTACGACAAGGTTGCGCGTTTACACCGGGGATTCATTTTGAATTTCCCAGAACTGTAGGAGCTAGTGTTATGACTGATGCAGATCAGGCTGCCAAGGCGCAGCAAGACGCAGAGAAGAAGCGTGCTGACGAGGTCAGGAAGAAACTGACTGAGGAACGTTCGGCACGTGAGAAGGCACGGACCGAGATGGCTCAATCGCAAACCACTGTGAAGCCGACACCAACGCAGGAAGAAAATGATCTTGCGGCGTCAGGTGTGCACCTTTCGGAGCACGAGCCGGATGGTTCGCCGGATCAGGTGTTAGGTCTCGATCCGAGGTCCATTGAAGAAAAGAAGCAGGCAGAAGCTAACAAGCCTACTTCGAAGGGTAGCTACCAGAATCGTGCTGCTACCACAACTGAGCGAGTGTAGTTGTTCGATTAGCGGTACGTTCCTCGTCTTCCCCGGCGTATCCGTACTGCTGGTTTGAACAATGGACGTGGTCGAGTAGTTAAGGATTGCAATTGCTTCCTCCTGTTGTCCTGAACGTGCTCGATCACGTTTTCATTAGGAATGGACTATGACGCTTAGAAGTACCGTTGCGAGTATTATTCGACCGATACTACGAGCGGTCGAAGGCGATTACCGTCCCGGTCCTTATTATCTGCCAGTGAGTGGTGGCACGTTACCAGCAGGTAGTCCGATTACCTGGTGGCAGAATGGCGGCAGTATTCAACGTGGTGCTCCCTCCGCAATGGTAGACGCCTGCATTAATGCCTACAGTCAAACCACTGCAATGTGTCCAGGTGATCACTGGCTAAGTGATGACGAAGGTGGTCGAGACCGTGTGATGACTTCAGACTTGTCGCGCATTCTCCGTGCGCCGAATGAATACCAATCCATCAGTGATTTTATGTTGAATGCAGTGCGTTCGCTTTACGCAGATGGCAATTGCTATGCGCTAGCGTTGCGCAACAGCCGTTTTGAGATTGCGTCATTGCATCTCATGCACCCAGGCAATAGCATGCCGTATGTTGCTGAGAATGGGGAGATCTTTTTCTCATTGGGTGGCAATCCTGTTATCGATCGCGTAATACCAGAAATGGATTTGGTGCCTGCGCGAGATGTGCTGCATATCAAGATGAACACCACAGCTTTTGATCTACGTGGTGTCAGTCCGCTGGTTGCGCTGGTTCGAGATATGGCAGTCAGTGACGCGATCGGTAATCAACAATTGAATTTTTACATGAACCAGGCGCGACCGAGTATTGTGCTTTCTACAGATCTGCGGTTGGATCGAGAAACTACCGACATGCTGCGGCAGAAGTGGGATGAGCATTCACGCGGTGTCGGGATCGGCGGTACGCCTATTCTGTCATCTGGCTTAAAACCTTATCCGATGCAGATAAATTCTGTGGACGCGCAACTTGCAGACGTGATGAAGATTTCTGACTCGCGTGTTGCAATGGCATATCGTATCCCGCTGCAGATGTTTGGGTTAGGGAGTGGTCCGGTTGGCTCTACCGAGGCACTAATGCAAATGTGGATTTCTACGGGATTGGGCTTTTGCTTAAACCACGTAGAAGAAGCCATGGGAAACTTCTTTAAGCTCAATGGCGTCCCAGAAGAATATCTCGAATTTGATACGTCTGCGCTCTTGCGATCTGCTTTCAAGGATCGTGTGGAGGCTTACGCACGATCGGTGCAAGGAGGAATTCATGCACCGAATGAGGCGCGTGCTGCATTCGATATGGAACAAGTAGCTTACGGTGACGAACCGCGCGTACAGCAGCAGGTCGTTCCATTGAGTGCAGCGGGAAAAATCCCAGCGAGCCCAGCACCGGGTGCGCCACCGCCAGCACCGGCAGCGGCGGAGGTTAAACCACCGCAGCCTAGTGAACCAAAAGGCATTACCGATGCTGACAGATCAATCCTCCTCAGTCGCTTCAGATCATCGCATGCCCGTAGCATCTCCGTTTGAGTTGCTTGCGGAGGAATTAGGTGCCGTCGCAGGACGGATAGAACGGGAGTCAGCTTCTAAGATTGCTGCGCTCGTTGCAGATGTGGGTCGCCGGTTTGCAGAACATGAATTGCAAATTGAGCGGCTGCAGAAGGCACTTGAAGGTGCGATAGCACAACGTATTAATGTTTGGGATCAACTGATCAATGACAAACTGTCATCACTGTGTGATGGTGAGGATGGCCTTCCGGGCAAAGATGGCATCGATGGCGAGGACGGTGCGCCTGGTAAGGACGGCATTGACGGGAAGGACGGTCTCCAGGGAGTACCAGGAAAGGATGGCGCGGCAGGTGCAGCAGGACAAGATGGCGCGGCAGGCAGTGCGGGAGTTGATGGCAAAGACGGTAAGGACGGCAGTAACGGCAAAGACGGTGTCGCAGGAAAATTACCCAAAGTAAGAGTTTGGAAGGAAGGGGTTTGGTACGACGGTGATGTGGTGCGCCATGTTGGCGGCACGTACCAAGCTGAACGCGATACCGCAGCCACTCCTGGTTCGAGCGTTGATTGGATTTGTCTTGCTGCTGCTGGGTTGGATGGCGAGGACGGCAAAGATGGAGCAGACGGTAAGTCATTAACGATCCGAGAGACGTTTGATCCAACACATAAGTATAGTGCACTAGATGTTGTGACGCTCGATCACAAGTGGTTTGTTGCTAAGGTTGATGATCCAGGGATGTGTCCGGGTCCTGGCTGGAAGGCGGGTCCTGGGATCGGCCGCACCGGCAAGCCGGGAGAGCCTGGACCGAGGGGGGAGCAAGGTCCAGCCGGTGCGATGATTACGGAATGGGAAATTCAAGCTAAGACGTTTGAAGCCATTCCTATTATGAGTGATGGCACTGCTGGTTCACCGTTGCAGCTTCGGGAATTGTTTGAGCAGTTTCAAATGGAGGGCGGCGATGCATTCTAGCATTACTGTCACCAAGCCTGCTCCAGATAAAGCGTTAGTAACGCTTTACGAAGCCAAGGTGTCGCTGAAGATACCAACCTCGAGTACCGACAGCGACGAGATGCTGCGGTTCATTATTCTTCGCGCATCGGATGAAGTGCAGACGTTATGCAGTCGGGTGTTTCCCAAGGAAGAAGTGATCGAGACGTTTCGGGAGATCGCCAATCCTATTACGCGGTTGCCGCTTTCCCGTTATCCAGTGAAGCCACAGGATATTATTTCTGTTGCGGTGGATGGGGGTCCGGTGGATTTCGATATCGATCAGGAGTCAGGCATCCTGACGTTATATGGTGGGAGCTTTTGGTCCGAGAGCGTGATTGCTACGTACGCGGGCGGGTATGAAATTCCACAGGAAGTGCCACCGGCATTGCGGCAGGCAGTGTTATTGTTCGCACGAGAGACTTACTTTTCATCGCAGCATGGAGATACCTCGGTACGGCAAATTACTCACAAGGAAAGCCGCATTACGTACTTCGATCCTAGTGCAATGGTAAAGGCAATGAATAGTGGTGGCGGTGGGGGCAGCGGTGGCGGTTCAGCAGCGCAGAATGCAGCCAAGAGTTTGTTGCAGCGGTACACGAGGTTGACAGCGTGAATGGCCGTTGGCCAGATAGCCAAGCTTGTTGCGGCACTCATAAGCGGTGAGGGGAATTTAGTTGATAAGTTGTTAGAGACTAAGTTAGAAAAGCTTGGTGAGGATTTTTTAAGAAAACAATTAAGTGGTAGTTTCGGTGTCTTGTCAGGGATGCCGAAGTTTGGTACCAGTGGCGAGTTTAATAAATTACGTGATGCGTGGTTTAAACAAGGCCATGGTGGTTTTGGCGAGCATGGTGACTTTATTGAAAAACTTTTCAGCACCATGGAGCATGCGGGGGATAGCAAGGCTCCTGGCGGACGTAGTGGCAATCGTAGGGCGCAAGCTCGCTGGGCTAGGACGGATTGGGCGCGATCGCGTGCTGACTGGCTGGACAATAAGTGGAAGCATGATTGGCGCACGCAACCGCGTAGCTCGGTTACCGGACAGTGGTTGCCGGGACGGCTCGATAACATCGCGGCGACACTTCGGTATCAGGGCAGTAAGGCGGGACGTAGAACCTTGCGGCGACGTAAGCAGCGTAGGAAGGCAAGGTTGAGTGGACGTAGGGCAGCTAGGAAGTTGTTTAAAGGGTTGAAGCGATAACATGGCAATCAATTTTTCTCAGCAACTTTATATACATGCGCAGGATACTTACAGTCGTGCTGTGGTGTTTACGCCGAAGGCAAGCCAACCGAATGGTCCAGCTTATACCGCGCGTGGTATCCTAGAGCAGGAAGCGATCGACGTTGCCGGGTTAGACAATTCTATCATTTCTGAAATGCGTATCATTCTCGATATCCGAGATGCAGAGTTTGCGGTACAGCCATTGCAGGGTGACCTGGTAGACATCCCTGCTGACAGCAGCGGGTTACCTTTAGAGGGACAGTTTGAAGTGATTGACTCGGATCAGAATGGTGGCGGTGAGACAACATTGACGCTGCGGCGAATGGTGCAGGCTAAGCCATGACGGCTAGTAGTTATGCCATGATTGTGCGGGATGAGATCTTGGCTCGAGCTAAGTCGATGCCGTTTTTTGCTACGTTTAAGTTTGGCACTAACAAGGCAGAGCAGGTGCAGCCAGAGAAAATTCCATTTTGCGGTGTTTATTTTATTAGCGAAGATTTAACTCCAGATGGTGATGCCGATGTAGGGGAGCCACGTTTTCGTTCTTCAGTACTTTATGGTGTTTCGATCGTAGTGCAAAATAATGATGCAGCGGCAGCTGAGAATAAATTGGATGAAGCATGGGTGCTGGTCGCTGATCGTATATTCAGAGATCCGTCATTGTACATGAACCCAGCAGCGCAGATCCAGGCATATGTGCGAGGTAATCGAACTCATCAGTTTGGTTCTGTTGGTGCTGATAATTCTATTCCCGTTGCGGAGTGCCGCTTCACATTGACATGTGATCTTGGCACCATTGACTTTCCGCCGGTTATTGATGATGATTTCAATACGCTGCATGTCACGACTCAATGGCCGTCTGGTGGCACACCGGCAGAAATTGCAGAGGTTCAGCAAGTGCAAGCTGAGTATGATCTTCCTCAGAATAAGGAGAAGGAAAATGGTAAAGGTAGTTCCGAAAAACGATAGCATTCGTAAGTTGCTCAAGCATCCTACTGCGGGACCGTTCCGCACAGAAGGCTCGTCGGATTGGCCGGATGATTCGTTTACTGCTCGTCGTATGGCTGACGGAGATGTGATACTCGAGCAGCACGCTGAGAAGAAGGTAGAGCAGCACGAAGAAGACAAGCCTAACGCTGATAAGGCTGCTGAGAAGGCTAAGTCAGCTAAGGCTCGCGAGTAGTTTAACAGACCACACAAAGGAGGGCAGCATGCCCATCTCTTTTAGTCAGATACCGGCAAATTGGCGCATGCCATTGTACTGGGTCGAGTTGGATCCATCGAAAGCCGGACTTGGTACTTTTGCTGGGCGTTCATTGCTTGTTGGAATTATGAACACCACAGCGGGAGCCGGTAAAGGAACAGCAATACCGGACGTTCCGATTGCCGTTGCATCACAGGCGCAGGCTGATGCGTTGTTCGGTCAAGGCTCAATGCTCTCTGGAATGTTCAAGGCTTTCTACGCCAACAATTGGGCGAACGAAGTCTGGGCTTTGCCGGTCTCTGAGCCGACTGGTGCTGCTGCTGCCGGTGCAATTGTAGTAGCGACGGGACCGACAGCCGCTGGAATAATTGATCTTTATATCGCTGGCCGCAACGTTCCGGTCTACGTTGGTGCAACTGATACCGTTACACAAATTGGTACGTCAATCGCCGCAGCCATTACCGCAGATCCTAATCTGCCGGTGACTGCTATTGCCACGGCGGGTTCGGTTGCGGTGACTGCTAAGTTCAAGGGTACTCCTGGCAATGATATCAAACTGAGCGATAGTTATTACGGCACTGTCGGAGGCGAACAGCTTCCGCAGGGTGTGACGATGACTTATACACAGCCGACTGGTGGTGTCGGTGATCCGCTCTTTACGACTGCCATTAGTAACCTTGGCGAAACAGAAGTAGATTACGTCTGCATGCCGTTCACTGACTCCACGTCAATGCTGGCGTGGGAAACAGAATTCGGTTTTGGTGATACCGGACGTTGGGGATTTATCCGGCAGCACTATGGGCAGATCTTTAATGCCAAGCGAGGCATCTACTCCGACCTGTTGGCGTTTGGCGACACGCGCAACAGTGCCCAGATGTCTGTGATGGGTATTGAGGTTGGCAGTCCAACGCCAACTTATGAATGGGCGGCAGCTTACACTGCGAAAGCTGCACGTGCATTGCTCAACGATCCTGCTCGTCCATTGCAGACGTTGTCGTTGGAAAGTTGTCTGCCTGCGCAAAGTCATTATCGGTTCTTGTTGTCGGAATTGAATGCGCTGGCCTACAGCGGCATCGCGACCCAGCGCACGATGACTACGGTGCCGGTGATCATGCGGGAAACTACCACCTACACCAAGAATCTTTATGGCAATACCGACGATGCATATGAATTGGTGACAACTCCAGCAACACTGACCAAGCTGTTGCGCAATCAGCGACAGGCGATCACCAGCAAATTCCCGCGTCACAAACTTGCTGATGATGGCACCAGGTTCGGTGCCGGGCAGGCGATCGTAACTCCTAAGATCATCAAGGCGGAGCTCGTTGCGGAATACCGTATTGATGAGTTCAATGGGTTGGTGGAGAACGGTAAGGCATTCAAGGCCAACTTGATTGTCGAACGTGACCCCAACGATCCAAACCGCGTTAACGTTCTCTATCCGCCTGACCTGATTAATCAGTTGCGGGTGTTCGCGGTACTTGCTCAGTTCAGGCTGCAGTATGATCGCGGTCTGGATACTGTCATCGCAGCGTAATTAGGTTCGGCCATAGGAAAGGGTTTAACACATGGCTCAGAGAATAGCAGGGATTGCCTATCTCAAGGTTGATGGCAATCAGTACCCGTTGCGTGGTAACTTTACTATCACGCCATCGGTAATCGAGCGTGCTGGCCTTGCTGGCCAGGATTACATTCATGGCTACAGTGAACTGCCGAGGGTGCCTTCGATTGAAGGCGATGTCTCGACAGTGCCGGGTCTCTCGATCGAAGATTTCGAGGCTCAGGTTAATGTGACTGTGACTGCAGAGTTGGCTAATAATGCCACGTACGTGTTGCGTGAGGGTTGGTGCGTATCGGCCCTTGCTATCAATGCCCGTGACGGCTTAGTCCGGGTGAAGTGGGAAGGTGTTAGCTGCGATGAGATCCAATAGACAGACCCTAAAAAAGTCAATGGTACAGAAGTCTCTACTGACTTAGTGATACCGCTGCGCAAGAAGGTCATTGCGCATGGTGAAGAAATTCAGGAGTTGAAGTTTCGTGAACCAACTGCTGGGGATATTGAAATCTGTGGCACGCCAGTTATGATTGATTTTATGTCTGGTGAGCAGCCGAAGATGACATTCGAGACCAAAGCGATGTTTGCTATGATGTCTCGGTTGGCTGGAGTGCCGCCGTCTACGATCAAATCATTGCATCCAAAGGACTGGGGATACGCAGCCCTTGCTCTCGCTCATCGTTTTTTTATTCCAGAGATGTAGAGGGAGGTTTTATTCTGGATTGTTATCGGCTGGCAAAATACTATGGGCGCAACCCGCGTGAGTTTCTTGATATGCCGTTCTCAGAAATAGAGCGGCATATTAACTGGACAACCAAGCTAGAAGAGATACTTCGGCCGGTGGACCCTAGCGATGGCTGATAATGATTTTGATTCTGATGCGATGCTGGCCTTTTTTGGTCAGATGGGGAAAGGTATTGATGAGTTAAAGACCAAGGTCACCAACCTAAATCAGGCTGGTGATGCTATGAAGAAGATGACGCATGAGACCGAGCGTTTCGGTCAAGCCGTCAACCGGCAAGTCACCGGCTCTCTTCGTGGCATGGAGACTTCTTTTGTTGGCGTGATTGGTGGTGTTAGCAGCATTGCGTTAGGAATGTTTGGTGTTGCTAAAGCCCTAGACAGTTTTGCCATCAGCCAATTGCGTTCTAGAAATTTTGGGATAGACACCGGGTTCACTCATGGTGTTAAAAATTTGCGGATCCAATTGTCAGCAGCAGGAATTGCAGCAGACGAGGCGTCACAGGGTATAGCTAATATTGGCGGCAAGCTTCAGGAGGTGTTAGCTCTTCAAGAGACCTCACCTTTCTATAAAGCATTGCAAGCTAGCAATCCGTTGATGGCGGAGAATGTTCGTCATCTGGTAAATGCGGGCAAGCAGCAAGAGGCTTTGAATTATCTCCAAGAGATGTTCAATAAAGGTGGCGAGCGGTTCAAGGCTTGGCTCCCAACTGTTACGGGTATGTCCAGGTCTATGTGGGAAGCGCAAGCGAATGGAATGAAAGGATTGATTGAGGGGTGGCATTTTAGTAAGGATGAAGCTTTAGCATATCAAAAGTCAATGGTTAATCTCGGTACGATTTTTGATGGCGTCTGGACATCAATGACATATACGATGCTTGGCGGTATTAATAAAATAATTTTAGGCGAAGGTAGTATGGATGATTTAAATAAAAAAGCCGAGAAGCTCACTGTTGATTTTAAGAAATTCTTCGATACGAATGTCATACCAACTCTGAAGACCACTCTTCAGGAAGCCAAGGCTATTTTTAATTTTATAGAAAGCATGGCTCCAGATGCACCTGAGCAACCAGGAGATAAGGAACGGACTGAGAGTGCGAATGAGTGGTATGACTGGTTATTTGGAACTGGTCCTGGTGCTGGAAGAGAAAAAGGTAATCTCGCTGCTGACGCTGGACTTAATGATATCGGTAGCAATCCAATTGAATTGAGCAAGGATGCCAATAGCTCAATTCGTGATATGCGGGATATTCTGAAAAAGTGGGAGCTTGATCAAGGTGGCTTTGGTGGAGGCAAGGTTAATCTTGGTGGTGGAATAGCTGCAGCGAACGGTGGCGGCACTGGCGCAGGTCAGGGTGGTTGGAGTGCTGGTGGTAGTCCCGAAGCCAATCAAGGCGGTCCAGTCGGATTAAGTGATCAGTCAGGACGTAAGATTGATCCGGAGACGATGCGGCAGGCGGAAATCCTTGGACGTGCCGGAAATGTGTTAGGGTTGGAGAAATTATTTAGTCAAAAAGGTTATCGCATGAGTGGGCCAGCTTGCGGGATGGTCGCCACTCAGTACGTTAAATCTGCTGGTTTCCAGCCGCCAACGGGTTCAGCGATTGCTACGTCATGGCATAAATGGGGTGAGAAGATGGACCCCAATGCTATTAACGATCCTGAGCATCCATTTGGTAGTATGGTTGGTACTTATTGGCATCGTCGTTATGGGGGTAACAGGGGAGAGATACTGAAGCCAGGTCAGACTGGCGGGCATGTTATGACTATCGTTCCTGGCTCTTATAATCCAAAAACAGGAACGGTTGACGTTGTTGATCAGTATGGATACTCGCATGGCAAGCGTGATATTAAAGATCTGGATTTACGATATGCTGGAGCCGCTGCAGTAGCTGCCGCCAAGGCTCGAGCCGCTGGCGGAACAACAGATAGAGGTCCGCTTGATAAAGCTATTGCTACGCCAGTTGCACCAAAGGCAATTTCTGATTTGCTTATCAATTTTAAGAACGTGCCGGAAGGTGTGAAGACCGATGCTTCTGCGACCGGCAACGCTTTCAGCGGTGTTAAGATGAGCAGAGAAAATCAATACAAGTTCGGTGAAGCCGATGCCCGGTGATTTTGACTCTGATGCCATGCTGGCCTTCATCGGCCAGATGGGTAAAGAGGTTGATAATTTAAAAACCAAGATCGCTGGTCTCAATGAGGCTGGCGGTAAAGGCATGGGCAACCTTGCCAACGAGACCGAGCGGTTCGGCAAGGTCATTCAGCGTTATACCGCAGGTCCTGTCAAGGCGATGGATGCGGCGGTTGCTGGATTAACCAAGACCTTAGTCGGTGCTGGTGGACTGGCTCTTGGTCTGGCGGGTGTAGCTAAGGCTTTTGATACCTTTGCTGTTGGTGAATTGAAGATAAAGAATTTTGCCACCAATACAGGATTTTCCGTAGACAGTATTAAAAATCTTAGGGTGCAATTGGCTGCGGCTGGCATTGATGCGGGTGCAGCATCACAGGGCATAGCGGGTATCGGTGCTAAGCTCCAAGATGTTTTGGCGCTGCAAGAGACATCCTCATTTTATAAATCGCTGCAGGCAAGCAGCCCAGCACTGGCTGAACAAATCCGGCATCTTATGAATGCTGGTAAGCAACAAGAAGCATTGAATGTTTTGCAAGAGGCTTATAACCATGGAGGCGAAAGATTTAAGGCTTGGTTGCCAACTGTTACTACTTATTCCAGGGCTGCTTTTGAAGCAGGCATAGTTGGAATTAAAGGTTTGATTGAGCCGTGGAAATTTAATGACGAGGAAGCCAGAAATTATCATAAGACGATGACTAATTTAGGAACTGTTACGGATGGTGTTTGGACCAGTATGACGTACACTATGATCGCAAGTATTAATAAGATGATCGGCGCTGAAGGGATGGAGAAGCTTAATCAAAAGGCGCATGATTTTGCGGATGGATTTAAGGGATTTTTCGCTACTTACGTATCACCAACGCTTTCGACGACTAAGGAAGAATTTGGTTGGGTAGTAGATGCGCTTGCAAAGGTTGACGAATACATTACAAAATTAACTGGTGGCGATACCAAAGAAGGTGAAACACCAAGCGGTGATTCAACAGGTCGTCTTGCGAAATTTTTAAGAGAAGATATTTGGAAGCGTAGGCCAGCAGACGCTCCACCGCCACCGAGTATTGGTGATGATATTAGCGGTGCTTGGAATTGGTTGAAGAAGAATATGAGCTTCACTTCAGAAGCGCATGCTGATACGCTTCCCCTTGGTACTATGCCGATGGCAGGTACCGCAAAGGATGTTGCCGAGGTTGATAAGGACTCCAACAAATTACTAGGCGACATGCGCGACACGCTGCAGAAATGGGATCAGTTGCGGGAGGGTGTTACGGCGGGCGGCGGTGGTACTCAAATGGCTAGCCTTGGTCCCGGTGGTGGTGCATTGGGTGCAACGGGTGACAATCCCGCTGGCGGTGGCGGACGTGGCGCTAGTCGCGGCGGTAATACTAGTACGGGCGGTCCGCCAGGAGCCGAGGGTCCAGTCTCAACTGAAGATCCAGGAGCAGGCTTGCAAGGTTCGGATTATCTAGCGGCGCGACGCGCTTCGCAGATGAAGGAGATTGAAAACAATCCGCAATTGAAGTTGGCAATTGCGGCGATGGTAACAAAGGAGCATGAGAGCGATCCTGTTGCTGTCATGGAAAGCTTGGCTAATCGTACTGACTACGTTAATTCAGAACGGGCCAAGCAGGGACTTCCTCCGGTATCGTTGCAGCAGATGTTGATGGGTAAACCCGGTGGCAAAAGTTTCTATGGGCCAATTAGGAGTGGTCAGTTGCCTGGAGCAATGGCTGCTCTGCAAAATGATCCAAAGCGATTACAGAGAATTTATGACGCGATGGGTCAGGTTTATGCAGGTAGCAACGTACTTCAGGGTGCGACAGATCAGGGCAGTGGTAACGATCCTAACGTGGCTTGGGGAGGCGGCAAGGTTGTACGTCATGGTGAGACCTACAATGACTTTGGTGGTGGTCCTGGTGGTCATGAAGGTGCGCGACGTTATCGTGAAGCGTTGCAAAAAGGTGTTCGTGAAGGTAAGGGCTTTCCTATTGCTGGGCAGCCAAATCGAGGCGCAGCGATTGATGCAGCTTTGCGTAATTATTATGGTGCCGGTGGGGCTACTGGCACTGCACGAGTAGATGTGGATTTCGGTGATCAAGCAGCGAAGAAGCCCTTGATGAGTGGTGCCTCACCATTTATTCCAACCCATGTTCATCGTGCACCACAGGCTCCACTCGCTGGCGGCAGTGCCTCTTCTTATACGCAATATGCTTTTGAATAGTCATGGCGAAGATAACAGAGACTGCAGTCTTAACTGTTAAAGGTAGGGACTATAATGATTGGGAGAGCGTTTCAGTCAAGCATCAGTTGCGGGAAATGCCTGCGATGTCTTGCCGGTTTACTTGCAGCGAAGGTTCGCCTTTAGCTAAATTGCTCTCTATGATGCAGATCATGCCTGGTGATCCTTGTACGGTTACGCTTGCGGGAATTCTGGCTTTTACTGGTAAGGTGACTACGCGGCAGGTCGTAGTAGATGCGCGAAGGCATCACATTGAAATCCAATGCGCTAACAATGTTCCATTGGCAACATCGAGTGTTATTTCAAAGACTGGAGAATGGAAAGACAAAACACCAGAGCAGATTATTCGTGATGTGTTGAAGCCGCTTAAGATAAATTTGAAGATCGAGGGAGGCTCGTTACCCAACTTTAAGATACCACGTTATTCTGCTACTCCAGGTGAGTCGGTACACGATTTCATTGATACGTTGACGCGGCATCTTGGTAAGGCTGGCAGCAAGATTGGTATTGCACATGCTGGTAATCCGCAAGGTGATTTTTGTATTCTTGTTGATGGACTTGGCGGTGGTGATACGCTGACCGAAGGCAAGAATATGCTGGAGGGTCGTGAAGTTATTTACGATCCTAATCAAGCGGGCGGAGTGCCGTCACCTAATCAAGGTCCTGGTGATAATCAGAATTGGGGTGCAAAGGTATCGCATACTCCGTTTGAAAATAAAGGCTTCTTAACATATGGTGCCAAGATCATTCCTGGTGTTGTCGTTCCTGAAATTCCTTTCATGGGCAAGGAGCTTCATGAGGGACGCGCTACATCGGAAAGCAATTGGATGATGGAAGCTTACGTTACGGTCTATGGGACGGTGCATGGCTGGCTGAAACCGTCAGGTGGATTGTGGGAACGTGGGAAGGAAGTAACGGTGAATTCTCCGATGCTGGTGATGAATGGTATTCCGTTAATTCTAAAGAGTGTCACTTTCAGCCAGGATAATTCAACTGGTACTCGTAGTGTGCTTGAATTAGTGAACACCAAGGCTCTAGGGGAGGGCGTGCCAACGCCAAGCCAATGACAATACGCACCACCTTGACAGATACAACTCGCAAGGCTCGCATGGGCACTGCGCGTGCCACTATTCGTGAATTTGATGACGACCACCTGATGCAGCAGGTGAAGAAGGCGGATGTTTATCACAGTGAAACGCCATCTGATTTTGAACGCTGGCAACCTGTAGGTATGACAGCCTTCCCGATTAAGCAGCAAGAAGACGAAGAGAAAAAAGGTAAGAACACGCCGAAGTCAAATCCATCAGAAGATGGTGACTGGAACCATGATCAACCAACAGGTCCAGCGGCTGAAGCCATCATGATGTACATTGGTGGCTCACGTTCCCATCCTGTCGCTATGGTAGACGACAGACGTGTGCGACCATACGGCATGAGTGAAGGTGAAGGCGCGCACTATGCTCCGGATGGCAGTGAGCAGATGTTGTTGTTCAAAGAGAACGGGACGTATATTGTTGGATTAGATGGCAAGTCTGTCAAGGATCCAAAAGGTAATACCACCCGCATGGTCAGTCTGCGTCATGTATCAAAAAAGATGCAGACCCACAAGATTGATAAGAAGCAGGACAGCGGCAGCGGTGGAGCGAGCAACGGTGGCGGTGGCCCGTCAGCGCAGCAACAGGCGGCAGACAGTGGCGGCAGCGCCAGCGGCGGTGGCCAGTCGCAGGAAAAATATAAGCACGAGGGCGATAGCGTCAACACTGAAATCCGTTGCACCAAAGACAGAATAGAGTTCAGGGCTGGTGATACGGTGTTCGGATACTTTGAGGCTTCATCGCAGACTTGGTATTTTAAGGGCAAGATTGCGCAGATGGAATTCACCGACAAAATAAGCGAGAAGGTTGGCGCAAGCGAGGTTGAGATCAAGCCAGCGATTGTCAACGTTGATGCCAGCGATGTGAATATTAGTAAGGCGACGTGGATTGGCCAAGAT